TCAGATGGCGAACCACTTGGAAGTCCCTCTCTCAGTTATAGCAACAAACAATTTAAAGAAACTAGCATCACGCCAAGACCGTGGGGTGCTACAAGGAAGCGGTGATAATAGATGACATTCTCGACACGGGCGCAGGTAGTAACGCGCCGAACATATAACCGTCCCCTCGATCTAGCGGGGACACAATTCGAAACTTGGGAACAAACCATTGACCGAGTAATCGACCACCAGAGATGGTTGTGGGTACGGGCCAAGAATGGGGTCGCACTTACAGCTAGGGAAAACCAAGAACTAGCAGACCTGCGTGACCTATATCTCAAACGAATTGCTTGCCCATCGGGACGTACCCTATGGCTAGGCGGGACTGATGTTGCTCGTCGTCGTGAAGCCTCACAGTTTAACTGTTCATTCGGACGCATCGAGACAGTACACGATGTGGTCGATGCATTCTGGCTGCTACTACAGGGATGTGGTGTTGGCTTTGAGCCTGTGGTCGGGACACTGAATGGTTTCTCTCGTCCCATCGAGGTGACCATTAAACGTTCAACACGTACCAACCGTGGCTTCGAACATAACAAAGAGTACACTCAAGGTGACGTACATATCATCGAGGTAGGTGATAGTGCAGAGGCATGGGCCAAGTCTATTGGTAAGCTACTAGCCTACAAGGGTAACGCATCACGCCTTATCTTAGACTTCTCACAGATCAGACCTGCGGGTGAACGCCTATCAGGTTACGGTTGGATTAGTTCAGGTGACGATACAATCTCCAAAGCATTCAAAGAGATTGCTGCACTACTAAACAAACGTGCAGGTGAACTGCTAGATCGTATCGACATCCTCGATGTCCTGAACTGGCTGGGTACATGCTTGTCATCTCGTCGTTCAGCTGAGATTGCAGTCATGCCTTATGGCGCACCACAGTGGGATGAGTTTGCATCAGCAAAGAAAGACCATTGGATTGATAACCCACAACGGGCACAGTCAAACAACTCGTTACTGTTCTACAAACGTCCTGAACCAGATGAACTAGACGACATTATGCAAATGATGATCGATGCTGGTGGTTCAGAACCTGCGTTCATCAACGCCGAGGCTGCACTGAAACGTGCCCCTTGGTTTAAGGGCGTAAATCCATGTGCTGAAATATTATTGGGTTCCAAAAGTTTCTGCAACCTTGTCGAATTTGACTTGAACAAAACCAATGGTCAGGACTTCAACGTGGTCCGCTACTGGATCAAGTTGTTGGCCCGTGCAAACTACCGTCAGACATGTGTGAACTTTGAAGATGGTGTGTTACAACGTGCATGGCATGAACTGAATGAGTTCCTACGTCTAACAGGTGTAGGTCTTACAGGTATCGTGACATGGGAACACTTGGAGAAGCCTCGTCGTTTCCAGATGTTACGTGAAGCTGCCCAGATGGGTGCCCATGAGATGGCTGATGAACTAGGACTACCTCGTTCTAAGGCTGTCACTACAGTTAAACCATCAGGCACATTGTCGAAGATTATGGATACGACAGAGGGTGTACACAAACCACTAGGTAAGTACATCTTCAACAACATCCGCTTCAGTAAACACGATCCACTGGTCGAGGTTCTTCGTGATGCAAACTATCGCATCTTTGATGACCCTTATTCAGAGGATAGTGTGTTGGCTACCTTCCCAGTTTCCTACGAGAACGTCGAGTTCACAGTAGTAGATGGTAAGCACGTCAACATGGAGAGTGCAGTAGATCAGCTAGAACGATATAAGATGATGGTCGATAACTACGTTGACCATAACTGTTCTGTCACTGTCAGTTATGACCCTAGTGAGAAGGATGCCATTGTTGCGTGGCTACTCAAGAACTGGGATTCATACGTGGGTGTGTCATTCATCTTCCGCAATGACCCAACCAAAACCGCAGAGGACCTCGGGTATCCTTACCTACCACAAGAAGTAGTCGATCAGGAGACATTCGAGACCTATGCATCTCAACTTCTACCAATCGATCTCGAAGCTGCTAACAGCCTAGAGGAACTAGATGAGGCATGTTCCACAGGAGCCTGTCCAATACGGTAAACAATGCGAAAGAAGTCTACTTACAAGCGTAAGCAAGAAGAGCAAGAGGTTGTACTCGGTCCCCGAGTGCAGCCCCTACTCCCAAAGAACCCAGCCCAGCGCAACTACATTGAGTGTATACACCAATACCCTCAAGTGTTTGTGACGGGACCAGCTGGTACGGGTAAGACATACATAGCCGCAGCCATTGCAGCTGAAATGTACAACCGACACCAGATACATAAGATTATCCTGACGAGACCTAACATCCCCGCAGGTAAATCTCTTGGTTTCTTTGCTGGTACTATCGAAGATAAGATTGCCCCGTGGGTTGTCCCCCTTACCGAAGTCCTACAGGAACGCTTAGGCAAAGGACGGTACGAGGTGGCACACAAACGTGGTGATATTGAGATTGTACCATTCGAAGTTATGCGTGGTCGAAGCTTCAACAATGCTTTTGTCATCTTGGACGAAGGACAGAACCTGACACCACATGAGATGAAGATGTTCCTAACCCGAATAGGTGAGGACAGTAAGGTGATTGTGAATGGAGACATATCACAGCACGACCTAAAGGGTGATAGTGGACTGAAGATAGCTATCGATCTTCTTCATAAGCATAGCATCCCCGCAGCCCACTGCAATTTTACACACGATGACGTAGTTCGATCAGGTATATGTGCCGCATGGACTAGGGCATTTGGTTAGGTTGCACCATAGAGGATTCAATAATGTTCCCATTAGTATCAGATGAACTCATTAAGGAACTAGAAGCACGCTATCCAGAACAATCCCCCACCCCAGATGAGAGTTATCAATCTCTTATGTTTAGAGGTGGGCAGAGACAGGTAGTGAACTTTCTAAAAATGATAAACGAGGAACAAGCTTCCTCACAATTAGGAGAATAGAACATGTGTTTTGGAGGAGGAGGTTCACCAACAGTCGTAGAACCAGCACCACCCCCGCCGCCCCCAGCGGCCCCACCAGCGGCAAGCCCCGTCATGACAAATATGTATGACCCAAGCTCTCCAGAGAGTGGTATGGCAGCTGAAAAAGGCGCAGTGTCTAACAAAGCTAAAGGCACTTCACAGTTAAAAGTTGACCTAGACCCAACCACGCAAGCGATGGGCAAGGGTACTGGACTTCAAATTAATAAGTGAGAACGTAAATGAGTATGGGAACCGCTGAAGCGCGGTATCGCCAACTTGAACAGACACGACAATCTTTCTTAGATCGTGCCAGAGATTGTTCTGAGCTAACCATTCCATCACTAATACCACCTGATGCCCACAATGAATCGTCTGACTTGTATCAGCCGTTCCAAGGTATCGGTGCGCGTGGTGTGAATAACCTAGCATCAAAATTATCACTGGCACTCATGCCCCCGAACTCACCATTCTTTCGTTTCATGGTGGAGCCTTACACTCTTAAAGAGATGGCACCAGATGAACAGGCTCGAACAACAATCGAGCAACAATTAGGTGAGTATGAACGGGCGGTCATGTCAGAGATTGAAACGTCTGGTGACCGAGTGGCGGTGCATGAAGCACTTAAACACCTAATCGTCGGCGGTAACGTACTGTTACAGGTTGGTGCCGATAAAACACGTGTCATTCATTTAGACAGCTATGTAGTTTCTCGCGCCCCTAACGGGGAAGTGTTGGAGATTGTTATGGTTGAGCATGTCTCACCTAACGCTCTGGACAAGACTACAGCTGCTAACATCCAAGGGAAGCTTGAAGGTGACGAGAAGACCGTTGAGGTCTACACTCACATCGAACGTAAGAATGCTTTCTTTACTGTTTACCAAGAAGTCAAAGGCTCAGTAGTTACTGGGTCCAAAGGTAAGTACAAGCTCGATGCTGTACCATTCCTACCTTTACGCTTCTCTCGTATCGACGGTGAAGACTATGGTCGTGGTTTTGTTGAGGAACTACTAGGCGACTTACGGTCACTTGAAGGTTTATCACAAGCAATCGTTGAAGGCGCAGCCGCAGCTGCCAAGGTTCTCTTTATGGTGAACCCTAATGGCACTACACGTATGCGTAACATCGCTAAAGCTGAGAACACAGCAATCATCGAGGGGAACCGAAATGATGTATCAGTTCTACAGATGGATAAGTTCAACGACTTCCGAGTGGCTTACCAAGCTATGCAAGGAATTGAAGAGCGTCTATCACAGCAGTTCATGCTACAGTCTTCTGTTCAGCGCAATGGAGAGCGAGTCACAGCGGAAGAAATCCGATACCTCGCGGGAGAACTAGAAGATACTCTATCAGGTATCTACTCGATCTTGTCCCAAGAATTCCAGTTGCCTTACGTTAACCGAAAGATTGACGTACTAACCAAGGCCAAGAAGCTACCTAAGTTACCTGAGAGTGTTGTTAAACCAACAATCGTTACAGGTATGGAAGCACTAGGCCGAGGCCACGATCTACGCAAACTAGATATGTTTGTTCAGGGTATGGCACAGGCACTGGGTCCAGAAGTTCTACAGCAATACGTGAACCTACAGGATTACATTAAACGTCGAGCAACGGCCCTTGGTATCGAAACCGAAGGTCTAATCAAGACACAAGAACAAATCGCCCAAGAGATGCAGCAAATGCAAGCACAACAAATGATGATGCAAGCTGGACCATCTGCAATCCAAGAGGGCGTAAAAGCATTAGGAAACTCTTATGTTGAAAGCCAAAGACAGCAAGGCGGCGAAGGATAACGCCCCCGCTAAAGCTGAACCAAAGAAACCATTGGCTGCCCCTGCAATCGTCAAGGCACCAAAGATTAAGCGAGAAGACCACTAAGTATGGCAGAAACAATCACAATCGTAGCAGACGAGACTGGCCCAGAAGCCCCCGTGGCAGAGGATAACCAATCGGAACGCCCTGAGTGGTTGCCTGAGAAGTTTAATTCTCCCGAAGACTTGGCGAAATCTTACGCAGAACTTGAAAAGAAAATGTCCGCTCCAAAGGATGATGCTCCTGAAGACCCACCGACAGAACAGGTGGAACCTGAGCAATCTACGGGAGAGCCTCAATTCGATAAGTTTGCGGATGAGTTCGCCTCGTCTGGTGAGTTGTCAGATGACAGCTTTGATGAACTAGCTAAGATGGGTTACCCACGTGAGATGGTGGAAACCTACATCAAAGGTATGCAGTCGGCACAAACAGCTGACGCAAACGCAGTCATGGATGTGGCTGGTGGAACAGAAGGTTACAAAGAGTTAACCGATTGGGCTAAAGATAATATGCCCGAGAATGAACTACAGCTGTACAACCAGATGGTTGAGACAGGAACTGATAACGCAAAGATGGCGGTCGAATGGCTGATGTCTAAGCGAGAGGCAGCTGAAGGTGTCGAACCAAACCTAGTGTCTGGTAAATCACAAGCACCTGCTAAAGATGAGTTCCGCTCTACAGCTGAAGTTGTAGCAGCAATGAAAGATGCCCGATACGGTAAGGACCCAGCGTACACACGTGACGTTGAGGATAAACT